ATACAGTCTCATCACTTCAAGTTCTCGTTCTGACAAGTCGCTTTTGTAAGTTGGTTGGCAGATGACTTTGAAATACTTGCATTCAGCAATTCTTGGGCAACTTACCATTTCAAAGTTGTAACATCCAAATTCGTCAATGTCCGGCATTCGGTCATTTTCGCCAAAGCAGCAGTTGACTATGCGCCTTGCCATCAAAAACTCATAAAACCGGATATTCGCTGCGCTCTTTGCATATTCTTTGCCAAGCGCAACATACTGTTCGGGGTAAAAATCTTTACTGCGTTCGAGCAGTTCAGAGATTATGTCTGCATCGTGTTCTGTGAGTTCCTTTATAGGCTCTCCGTCGTTCCGATACATTGCTTCCCCTGTCATTGGGTCGGTAAAATACTCTCGTGTCATTTTGCAAACAGGTTTTCTTTGTCAATACCTGTTTCTTCTGCGAGAATAGTAAGATGTTCTGGGTTGTTTGGCGTTGTTTTGCCTTTTACCCACAATCTTACTGTCGGAGCTTTAAGATTGCACAATTCGGCAATCCTGTTCACAAACTCCGTTTTCGGAGCGGTTATCTCCGGTAACTGTTCGTAGTACTCAGCTAAGTTCATATTCATAAATTTTAAATGTTTATTCATCTCCAAAAGGCGTGTAACCTTCTGTGTTAGTATCATACTCACTTGGGTCACGCAATTCTTGTCCGCTGCAATTATACCAAGTGTCCGTGTCGGCATTGTAATATTCGTAGCTATCGGAAGGCGCATAGTATCTGCGCTTTCCGTTCATCATATCTTCGAGTAAGTATATATCTTTCAGTTCATCAAAAAACGCTTCTGCGTTTGGATGCGACAAACTTGCAGTTGCAGTATCGCCAAAGTGCTTTGTAAATAATTCGCTTGTAGTCATATTGCTAATTTTCAAGCGTTAATAATTTCCGCAAGATTGACTTCCTGCTAACATCCTGTACTTAAGTCCGTATGTGTTCAGCGCTTCAATGTGCGCCTGTTCTTGCTCATCAATATATGGCTCTTTATAAGCCTTTCTTGCACCTTTTGTCTGTAACTTATTAAAGTCCTTTTTGCAGCGTTTTTGCTTGTCACTGCCATAATAAAACAACTTCAAACCATTGATTGACAATTCATAATAATACTCGGATTTTTTCTCGTCAAAACCACCTTTGTAGTCTATTTCAGTGTTTGTGTCAATGTGAGTTACTATTGACCTCGCATTGTCGTTCATTTGCAATCTAACTTTTGTTTCCATGCCAAATAGTTTTTGAATGTTATTTTTATAAAATTTCTACTTTTTCTTGTTGTATTACAAATACTTTTATTAATTTTGTGCTTGTTGTATTTGTATTATGATGCAAAGGTACTAATTTAATTTGTATTATACAAGTATTTTACTAATTATTTTAGTGTTGATGGCGTTAATAATTGTTAATATTTTCTTGTTTATTGATATTTAATGTGTTATGAGTGACGATAAAAATCTAAGGTTAGATAAGGCGATTAAATACCTCATTATGGAAGGCATTGTAACTTCACAAGAAGACGTTGCAAATAAAATGAATGCTAATAAAGTTAGCATAACAAATGCAATAAAGGGAAATAAAAAATATCTTACAGATAATTTTATAGAAAGATTTTGTAATACATTTGATGTTATTAATAAAAGCTGGATAGTAACCGGTAGTGGCGAAATGATAAAGAGGAGTAAAAAAATCAATTCCGAAGACAATCTCATCCCTTTTTATGACGTAGATACTTACGGTGGCATTAATGGAAAGTCAGCCGATGTAGAAACTGCCGTTTCCATTCCAACAAGTTACATCAAAGCGGGCGAATGGTTCGGCAAAAAAATAACACAGGCGATAAGGCATTATGGTGACAGTATGATAGAGTATCCGAGCGGTTGTATCCTTGCGTTGAAAAGGATTACAGATATAGATGAAATTGTTTGGGGCCGTAACTACGTTATTGAAACACGCCAAAACAGGGTTACAAAACGACTGCAAACATGCGAAAATGAAAACTATATAATGGCATACAGTTCAAACACAGAAACATATCCTGACGGAAAGCAAATACACGAACCATTCAGAATAAAAAAAGAAAACATAAAGCACATATTTTTAGTCATCGGAATGATTTCAAAAGAAGAGAGTAGTTCAACGATGAACGCAATATAGATAACTTTAATAATTCAATATTATGGACTTCAAAGATTTAATTAAACAACTTTCAGAAAGGGTTGAAAAACTGAAAGACAATTTACAAACAGAAGAAGCAACAAAAAACGCTTTAGTAATGCCGTTTTTACAAGCATTAGGATATGATGTTTTTAATCCATACGAGGTAGTTCCTGAATATACTTGTGATGTAGGAATAAAAAAAGGGGAAAAGGTCGATTATGCAATAATGAAAGACGGCATACCTGTTATCTTGATTGAGTGCAAACACTGGAAAGAGGATTTGAATATTCACGGAAACCAGCTTATTAGATATTTTGCAGTTTCAAACGCTAAGTTTGGAATATTAACAAATGGCATAGTCTATAAATTTTACACAGACTTAAATAAGGCAAACATTTTAGACGAAAAACCTTTTCTTGTTGTTAGTATGCTTAATATTTCAGATAACGACATTGAGCAATTAAAAAAGTTTCATAAATCGTATTACAACGAGCAAGAAATACTAAGTACGGCAACGCAACATCAAATAATGATTGCAATAAAAGGAATCATAATGAGGGAGTTTCAAAATCCATCAGATGAATTTGTACGGTATTTCATACGAGAAACAAATGAAGGCAGGTCATCAGCAAAGCAAGTTGAACAATACACCCCTCTCGTAAAAAAATCAATAGGTAACTATATAAATGATGTTATATCGGACAGGCTTAGTGTAGCATTGGATAAATCAAACAATGAAGTTCAGCAAGCAGAAACGGAGCAAAACGAGCAAAAACAAACAACAATATATGAAACAACAGAAAACGAACTTCAAGGATACTATATAGTAAAGTCTATATTACGGCATCAAATACCCTCAGGTAGAGTTGTATGCAAAGACAACAAGGACTATTTTGTCATAAACATAGACAATACTTGGAATAGCGTATGTAGATTTTATTTCAACAATGAAAGTAATCTTCGTATTTCACTTAAAACGGACGACCATAAAGAAAAAATCAGAATTGATTCATTAGATGACATATTCAATTTTTCAGAGCAATTAATTGAAATAGCAAAGAAATATTTATAAACAATAAAAAATTACAGTTATGAAAAAGGTTATTTTTATAGCGATTTTGACACTTATGATTTTCAATGTGTCTGCCCAAAGAAAAATGTATATTTGGAAGCCTAAGGTTGAGGAATATGCAAAATCAAATGTATTAAAAGACGTTCAAATAAACGTCAAAATCGTTGATTTAAGAGTGATAGCTCCGGGAAGCGAAATTGAAGCAACATTTGAACAAATATCCGATGCTATTATTCAGTCACTCAAAAAAACATACGGAAATGCTTTTATCAATGAAAAATCAGAAAAAACAGTTACTGTTGAATTAATGGATTATAGTTCATCATTTTATACAGGAATGTGGGTAGCCCAAACAAAATATGTAGTCAAATACGGAGATGTTAAAGAAGAAATTGAGCAATCAAACCAATCATTTAATACGCTGGGAAAATCGAACGGCAAAAAGGTGTTAAATAAAAGCTTTACAGGAACTAACATGAAACTATTCGGACTTCTCAATAATATTTTTAGAACGGATAAATAGTCGTTTTCTCGAAATAATAAATGTAAAATAGCAATGACACAAGAACAATTAACAAAACTACTATCGCTTTACAAAAAAGCAATAGAGAACAATTTTACTGCCGGAGAGTTTAAAAAAGAACTTGAGGATGCAAAAATTCAAATTGACCGTTCATTTGTCGAAAACGGCAAAGAGGATATGAACTTGGGCGAGTACTTGGAAGAACTGAATCAATTGAGAAAATACGCCAATGAATAATCCCGAAAGCATCGCTATAATAAACCGTTTCTACGAAGCTATTGATATGCTTATTGCAAATAAAACGATTCGTGGTAAGCAATCATTTACAAATAACTACGGAATTAATCGTTGGAACTTCATTACGGTGATGAAAAATCCGCAAAGTGATATGTTTCAACTTGTTTGGATTTCATACCTTGTAAGTGACTTTGGCGTATCTGCTGAGTGGATAATGACAGGGAGAGGTGGTATGTTTGCTAAAGAGCCAAGCATCAAACTCGGTTTTAAAAACAAGAAACGAACTTCAAATTAGTCCTTCGCTTTCATCTGCCAGAAAATCTGACGAAAACGAATCCAAGTAAATTTTTGTCGTTTTCAGGTCCTCATGACCGAGCGCCTGCGATATTGTTTCTGTGCTTCTGCCGCTTGAAAGCATTGCCATTGCGTAGCTGTGGCGCGAGTAATAGGTACTGATATTGAGTAACGCTTCGGGGAACTCCAATTGCTGGGCAATTCGCTTTAATCCGTTTGCGTATCGTTTTCTCCGATTAATAATGTGTTTAGTTAACATCTCGCCTTGATGGTCGATGGTTATACACGGAAGCAGATAGTTACCAACCGTATTGTAATTCTCGTTAAACCAATTCAATTGCTCTTTGACTTCTTGCCGTATCTGGATTGAATAGTTTTTGTGTGTTTTGCTTCGTTCATAATGAATTTCGCTTACTTGGTTTCCGTCTTTTGTAACGGTCATTTTTACATCAGATTTTTTTAGTTTTGCCATATCAATGTAAGAAATACCATACAGATAGAATGAAAGCAAAAACAACCGCTTCGCATATTCGAGTGTTTGATTTTCAAACACGGTGTTTTTTAACTTAGCAAGCAAATCCTTTGGGATATAACGTTTTTTTGTTTCTTCT